CGTTTATATCCTGTACTCTTGGCTTCACACTAAAAGTATCTGTGTAATCAGAAGCATTTACAGAAGTTAAACCATCAATCACAGCTTCAGCTATTTCAGCTAATTGACTCGTTCCTTTACTTTTTGGGACGTAAATATTGCATTGAATTACACCTGCGTAAAAATCTGAACTTGCTCCTTGATTTTGTAATGTAGAAGATGTGTAATTTATCATCATCATTACATACTTTTTAGTCTTACCCGAAGTCGTAAAAGTGACATTGTCATAAACCATAGAGACAGTTGGATCTACGTCCGAAACTGCGTCTGTAACTGCTTTTTCAAATGCTGCTCTTGTTTTTACTAAAGTCATAATTAAAGTACGTCAGAGTAACCAATGCTAGATTTTACACTACCAAAACCTGGTATTTGTTCTTTTGCACCTAACAAGAATAGCTTGCCTTTCTTTTCTTTCATATTGTCTCGAATAATTTTAGCCAAACGACCTTGAACAAAATATTGAATTTTACCTCCCTCTAAAGCATAGTTAGCATATTTAGCTCTATTACCAATGTAAACACTTTTATCTATACTAAAAACCCTTTTAATAGGAAATCTTTTTTGTACTTTGTTAGGAGGTTTATATGGTTTTTTCTTGCCAATTTTTGCAAATTCAGCCCAAGGCTTAAAATTTTTTACTTCTTGCGTTGCTTTTATAGGAGTATTTGCAGCTTTCCAACTTGATGCAAAAAATCCTGTATAAACAGGACTATATGTTTTTGTAGAGAGACTAGAATGTACTTTTCTAATCACTGTATTAAAATCTTTGTTTATTAAAGACTCCATATCGCCAATCGGATCACTTTTTAAAAAATCTTTAGCCATTAGAATCGCACCAAGATTGTAAATAAATAAACCTGTCCGCCTCTTCTAGTATCAATATCATAAATCTGTGCAGTTCTTCTTTCTCCTGCATATGTCAGTTGGATCTCGTCATCAAAGTCCACTTGATTATCACCAATCAAATCGGGAGTAACATATAACTTTGCTTGTCTCATTTCTTTACCTTCATCATCTTCAGACTTAATAAATTCAATCGGTACTTTTATATCTGAATAAGTTGTGTCTATAGTTATCTGTTCTCCCGTCTCTACGTTATAACTTGAAACTCCTTTCTTTACATAAGTAATAGTTGTATCGAGAGAATCTCCCAAAGTTGCAACTATATCTTTTGCAACGCTTTTTAATAATGAGTCAAGTTGTCCTGCCATTACCCTCTAACTACCCTCATCTGAAAACTACCAGCTCCACCAAGTATATAAGCACCTAAATAACTTTGTAACCAAGGGTAAACATCAAGAATATTATTTATAGATCCTGTTCCCTGACTATCAGTATTGTATTTAACCTGTATATCTCCTAAACTAACTTCAGAAAAATTACCATCTTTACCAGTAGTCCCTGTAATAGCATCGGTATCATTTGCCAAAGCCCTAGCTAATTCATATTGTGCATATTTAATATTTAATGGAATAGTAGAACAAGCTAATTCAACACCATCAACTTGATAATTATTTCTTGGAAATTTAAGTGCCTGTCCATCGTCACATCTATCTCCATAAAAAACAAAGCTATCAATCCATCTAGTTGCTGATATTAATGCCCGATTCTTCTGATCATCTGTTTTATTAGTCCAAGTACTCGAATCTGGTACGGTTTCAAAATAAGTATTAGCTTCTGTCAAAGTGACATAGCTATTAGCATTAGCATCTTTTATAGTTGCATTTATAGTGGCTGCCACGATAAGAAAGTAATTTTAGTTTTATTGTAGCGTAAAGAAAAAACCCCACCAATAATTGATGAGGCTTTTTACTACTTTGCTACTTAATACTATTAAGAAATAGTTGAAGTATCAAGTGGTGAGTTAACGATTAGCTCAACAATAGGAATTAAATCTACATCATATGTAGCAGCCCAGTTGCTTGAACTCATTAACTGAGCATTAGTTGGGTTATCTGTAGCAGATGCCCACTTAGTACCCATAATGTGATAAGCAGTATGATAATCAACTGACATGACATCTTGCTTAGATAAGATGTTTCTATCTGATTCAATGCTTAGAGGAGATTGCTGACCTTCAAGAATTGTTCCTGACTTAATTAAGTAACAACGGAACTCAGTTTGATGACCAGATGCACCTGGAGCAGATGTATTAACTTGAGAGTCAATAACAACATTCATGCCTGCAAACTGACCGATTGATCTGTCAGTAACGCCAACACCACCGCCACCCCATTGGATAGCACCACCAGAAGTTAGAGAATCACTAGAGAATGTCAACATACCAACCTGATATAGGTAGTAAGCAACAGATGGGTGAATTACTAGAGTATCTAGCTCTTCGCCTCTTTCTCCAAGAAGTGATCTTGCTCTTGCTGCTGTAGCTGCTGTTAAGAAGTTATCAGCAGTAGCACCAGTACCAGCTTTTGCAATGTCAAGATGGTTAGCACCTAAAGCACCTGCACCACCAGCAAATAAACCATTTAGATGACTAAATAATCTTGCTGAGTTTAATTTGTTGATAGCATCTGCAATTTGGTTTCTGATGTGACCCATTGGATCTTCACCAGCAGCCAATACAGCT